ACACTGTGGCCCTACTTGAGCGCTCAGGGATATGTGAGATGGTTACAGATTACAGCCAACTTTATAGTGAGAATGTTTTATGGCTCAGGATATTAAACAGCGTAAGACAGAGAAAGAGCTCAGCGCCCAAGAGAAAACCAAACGGGGATGGTGGTTTAGTGTATTTTTTATGCTCTTGGTCGTTGGGCTCATCCTATTCTTAACTTATGTGGAGATAGTTGAAAAGAACAGAGATGTCTTAGTAGGCATACTCGGGATGATCACCGGCTCTATCTCATCTATGATGGCTATAGCGTCAGGTCGTGATCCTTCAGAAGTCGAGGACCTCAAAGACAAGCTAGCATCTGCCAACGCTGACAGAGAAGCATTGATAGGCCGGTTGAGGGATGCACAGATTCAGATGCAACTCAGCCGAGAGCAGATCTCAGAACTACAGACAGCAGTCATAGAGAAGCTATCCATCTTTTCAGGCGAAAGACCGATTAAGACGAAAGATCCTGATCAAGTTATACTCCCCCCTACGGTCGAGGAGTGGTTGCCTGAAATTGAATCTGTGGACAGAGGTGATTAAAATCTGTATTCTCGCCTATGCTAGCGTGACACACTCACGTAATAGGGGTCCATATGATAGACGAACAGAGGCCACCCAAACACCTTAAAGCACTGCACCCGCGTTTAGGGGTGAAAGGAATTTCAGGTACTCAACTCGCTGGTGGTAACATCACCGGCAAAGAGAACAACCCTCAACTCACAGGCCTCAACTGGGTCTCTGAGGCTGAAGAGATGATGAGGACTGATCCCATCGTTAGACGATCTTGGCACATGCTAAGACAGACTCTTCTTTCAGCTTCATGGCGTTGGGAGCCTGGCGTTGAGAATGATGAGGTAGCTGACGAGCTCGCTAGATATGCAAATGAGTGCTGGGGCCTCGATGGATTCTCAGGTCAGATGTCTATCTCATGGGAGGAGCAACTTGCTTATCTCCTAGAGTTTATCCCTCTTGGTTATCGATACGCTGAAGAAGTCTACAAAGTAGGACCAGACTCAGATGGTAGAGTCAGGGTGTGGCTGTCACACTATGCAGATCGTGAGCCATCAGCTCACTCACAGTGGTTATCACGTGATAATCAGAGACTAGATGGTGTGCTTCAAAACACAGTAGGTGTGGGTAAACAGCCACAACCCATCCCGGCTAACAAGCTCCTCTTACTCACCCTCAATAAGACGGGTTCAAACTTTGAGGGCGTTGGTATGCTGAGGCCTGTGTGGTGGTGGTGGCGTACTAAGCAACGTGTCGCTAACCTCATGTGTGTAGGTCTTGACCGGTGGGCAGTGCCAACACCTAAAGTAGTAGTTGATCGTTCTGTTGCTGAGTCTCTAGGCCTCAGTGATGGTGACATTGACTCCATGGTCAATGACGCTGAAGTACAAGCACAGGCATTTATCAGCGCTGAGCAAAGTTATTTAGTCGAGAACGCTGCTGTTAAGTTTGACACCTATGCAGCGACACCCAACCTATACGCTGATGGCCCTATCAACATTATCACTAAGTGTGACTCACAGATTGCATCAGCCTTCCTAGCTCAATTTGCTGACCTCGGAAATACTGAGACCGGTGCTCGTAGTGTTGGTGAAATCCACCTATCAATCTTTAGACGTGCTGCTATCAACCTTTGTGATCTCGTAGCATCTCAAGCTAGTGGCATTGATAGACGTGGTGGTGGGACCATAGGCCGGCTGATCCGTTGGAATTATGGTTGTATCGATCCTAGCAAGCTACCAAAACTTACTCACACTGGCTTAGACACTGATGATCTAGCTGACTCTCTTGGCATGCTCCCAGGCCTTGTTCAGTCTGGTCTACTCACTCCTGATGATGATCTTGAGAGAGCAATCAGAGAGAGGCTAGGAGCTGGAGACCTGCCTGAGGATGCACAGCGCTCAGCTATCTCTCGAGTGTCTAGCATTGGCAGTGGTGGTGCTGTGTCTGCACTCACTGAGCAACTAATCAGAAGGAGGCGAGATGGCAAAAAAGCGAAATAGGAGCATCAACACGAGCTTCAAGCGTCATTCATATAAGCAAAGACAACAGACTGAGAAGCGCTTGATGCTTCAGCGCCCATCTACATTAAGAGCTTATGGTGAGGCTGTACAGCTCTCTGAAGTCTCTAGCTATGACATACCTGATGGGCTCACGATTGGTAAGCCGTTTAAGACTCTTGGCCTAGGTCAGGTGTCTTCTCGTATGAGCGGAGACGCCATTGGTAAAGAGATTGATGTAGAGATGCTTACTGAGATGGTCAGAGTCTTTAACGCTCGTAAAGAGAATGACCCTGTGATTATCGACTGGCAACACGCTACATCACCATTCCAATCAGGATCACCAGCGCCCCCCGAATCTGGCAACGCGCTAGGTCTTATCATTGATCTCGATCTCAGAGACGATGGGCTCTATGCGACACCTGCATATAATGAGCGCGGTCTTGATGTAGTTACTAAAGCCGGCGGTGTGCTCTGGTCTTCACCTGAGTTCTTGGCCGGTGAAGTATTTGACAGACTCGGTGGCTCTAAAGTTGGAGACGCTCAACTACTAGCCATCACACTTACCCCTCGACCTGCACAGTCACATGACCAAATAGATCGAGTAACACTAACAGAGGAGATTCAGATGGACAGCATTGACAGCATGTCACCTGAAGAGCTCAAGCAGATGCTCATCGCCAAAGATGAGATGGTCCGCGAGCTTGAGGACCAAATCAAAGAGATGAAGCAAGACTCAGAAGCTTCACTCTCAACAGAGTCAAAAGACGATAAAGATAAAGAAGAGTCATTAAAAGAAGATGAAGAAGAGCCTAAGAAGCTTGAGGAGTCTTCAAAAGATGATGATGACAAGGAGACTAAATTGAGTGAATCATTATCACCTATGATGCTCTCTGAGATCCACGCGCTTAATGAGAAGGTCAGCGCTCAGGATGCAGAGATTAAGAAATTACGCTCAGAGCGTGATGCTGTAGAGTGTGGTCGAGCAGTCGATATGCTTCTTAGTGAAGGCAAAGTATCACCAAGTGAGAAAGATACTGCTGAGAAGGCGTGGGAGGTCCGCAAGACTCAGCCTGAGTTTTGGCAGATGTTTAGCTCTCGTGAGTCTGGCTCATCAGTGCCGTTGACTGAAATTGGTCATGGTGCTAGTGGCGCTGAGGTCAATATTAAGTCTCTTGACGAGGCAGTACATAAGCTCAAAACAGAGAAGGGCCTCACCTATTCTGAAGCGTTGGATCAATTCCGCGCTGACAATCCTAACTACTATCTTAAAGCTTTTGGAGGCTGATCATGGCTGATTCAAATACAATTGTTTCAATGATTGCTGGTGGTGCAATTACTGAGTTCGCACTAGTCAAAATCAACGGCGCTGGAAAGGTGGAGGTTGCAACTCTAGCAACAGCCGACAGCACCTTCGGAGTAGCACAGAGAGCAGCTAGCGCTGGTGAAGCTGTGGATGTTGTCATTCATGGTGTCACTCGTGTCATCTCAGGAGCTGCACTAACGCTAGCGACTACACCAATTTTGGCAGTGACGACAGCCGGCAAAGTTCAAGCTTGCCAAGTCGCAGACACTACATTCTTTCCTGTGGCGCGCGCTTTGCCAAATGTTAATCAACTTACGACAGCGGACGGTGACCAGATGAAGGTCTTCTTCTTCGGCCCTGTTTCACGTGCTAGCTAAGGAGTAAAATCATGGCAAGCTCATATAGTAATCTACACCCAGTAGATCAGATTCTAACTAGCCTCGTAGTAGAGGCAGTACCTAGTGACAGCCAGCTTATAGCTGGTGAAGTCTTTGAGAATATCAAAGTGCCTGAGCGCTCAGGAACTATTCTTCTTGAAGAGTCACGCAACTTCATGGGAGCGGGCGCTGGTCTTGACCTCGAGCGCGCACCCGGTGCATCACGTGCAACTATTGGCGGTTTTGATCGTACTTCACAGACGTTCAAAGCTAAAATCTATGCAGCTTCTGACAGCATTGCTATGGAAGACATTTTCGATAGTCAATATCCTGGCAGTGAAGAGGCGCGTCTAGCTCGTAAAGTTAGCCGAGTGATGAAGCTCGCTAAAGAAGCTCGAGCAGCTAACGTCCTCTTTGATAGTGCTACTAACTTTGCAGGATATACCGCAGCTCCTGCCACTAAGTTTGACGCCATTGGCGCTGAGCCTTTGACTTATCTTGACACGATCAAAGATACTGTCTTTGCTAACGCTCATGGCATTAACCCAGATACCATGATTCTAGGACGTGGCACCTTTCGCGCTCTAGCTCGCAACCCTGAGGTTCGTGGCTATGTACAAGTGGGCGGTGGTAGTACCATTGGCGTCGCCGGCGGTGCTAATCAGATCCTCTCTGATGAAGCTGTCAAGGCTGTGCTACGTGACATCCTCGGCATCCCAAACATCTACGTTGGTCAGGCTCTACGTGACACTGCTGTCCCTGGTGCTACCTCTAGCGAGTCAGCTATTTGGGCAGACGCGAAGGTCTTCATGGGTATCCTCCGAGGATCTGACGCCATTGTGCAAAAGTCTGGCAACGTCAAAG